GGAACTCAAAGAAAACTTTCCATATAAAGTAATTGATGTTGAGGGTGCTGAAGCTGATGATATCATTGGTACCTTGGTTCCAATCTATGCTCCAAGCCAAAAGATTTTGATTCTATCGAGTGACGGAGATTTCTTACAATTACAGATGTATGGTAATAATGTCAAACAATACAATCCATCACAAAAGAAATATATAAAATCACATAATCCACTTCTAGAGTTAAAGGAAAAGATTATTCGTGGAGATAAAGGTGATGGTATACCAAATGTGTTTTCACCATCAGATTGTTTTGTTCGTGACCTGAGGCAAAAACCTATCACACAAAAGGTTATTGAGAAATATATGACCGAAGATTATGGTGATTGGCAAGATGATGGGGCCAAGGTTGGGTTTTCAAGGAATCAAACCTTGATCGACCTTAGAAACATTCCAGGTGATATCAAAAGAAAAATTATAAATAATTATGAAGAAACAAAACCGGCTAAAGGTAAGTTACTGAATTATTTTATGGAACATAAACTTAAAAATTTAATGGATGTGATAGAGGAATTCTAATGAAAAACATATATGAGATATTTGATGAGTTTGAAATAGCTCCATCGAAAAAAGAAAAGTTGCTGGTAATTGAAAAGAATTTATCAAAAACTTTGCTACAGGTACTTGAGTTGGCTTTTCACCCCGATTACCAATGGTTAATAAATGAGATGCCAAACGAATATAAAATTCCTGATACTTTTCCTGGAATTTCTAGGTGTCAGTTATCCACAGAAATTAGAAAATTGTATTTGTTCAAAAAAGGTGATGCCACAGCAGAAAAATTATCTGACGAAAAAAGAAAACAGTTACTATTACAATTAATTGAATCTCTTGAACCTCGTGAAGCAGAAGTTGTTATTGGTATATTAAGTAAAGATTTAGGTGTTAAAGGTTTAAACTATAAGTTTGTTAAAGAGGCTTTTCCACAACTTTTACCGTAATGCATCCGCAAGATAGAATAGTCGTAGTATCAGGAAAATTCGATCCATTAAGCAATCACGAATTAAGTTTCTTACAGAAGTGTAGAAGAAAAGGTGATTGGTTAGCTGTCGGCGTACACTCTGATTGGTATCTTGCTTGGTGTGACGGTGGTTTTGTTCAGAATTATGAATCTCGTAGGAATATCATAAAAGGTTTAAAAATAGTTGATGAGGTGTTTTCATTCAATGATTCGGATGGCACGGTCTGCCAATTACTCAAAATAATAAAAGCTTGTTATCCTGATGCAAATATAACCTATATTTCGGAGGATGATATGTTCAATATGCCTGAAACTAAGATAAAAGGCATCAATTTTGAAACCATGAAATAGGAGAACCAAGTGACAAAGTTTGTAGGTAAGTTTCGTAAAAATAAAGATTATAACGATGACTACATTTACGCCAAAACAGTATTACACAATAAAAAACGTAGAGGCGAACATCCAGAAGTAAAAAAACAATTAAAAAATTGGCAAGTTGAAGAATTCGAAGAACTTGAAATTTCACATAGTAAGAATTCTTAAAAATACCACTATTTTTTGTTTTTTTCAGTATAAGTAAGTATGCTGCCGTTTCAAATAAAAGGTATTGGTATTAATGTTGTTCCGACACAACACATCTATTGACATTCCCCTATTCCTATAGTATAATGGTTCTTCTACACTGGAGAATTGTTATGATTATTTACGGATATATTCCAAAATCTAAAAAACGGAAAGTTTCAAAGGCGAAGCAAACTCAGAATCAAGAGTGGTTAGCTTCTATCAATTCTATATCTACCAATTTCAGTAAAAATAAATCCACGAAGATTTTCAACAGTTTTCCATCTTACAAGATTCCTGCAGGCCGTGAAACTCCCCACTTTGCGTCCGTAGATACTGGTTTTATCGCTTTGACAAAACCTGTTCCAAATTCGTACACCGGCAACAAAATGAAAGGTATTGCTACAATGCACAAATCAAATGCTGTACCGGTTTTTACGGATACTGAAGCAAAAGAAATTTCCAGCATGCGGAGATAGTCAAAAATGAGTCCAAAAGGTTGGAGTGATGAAGATTGGGACGATTATGAGGAATACTTGCAAAATTTGTCTGCCAATGAGCTTGAAATTGAGTTAAAATTGCTTCATTCGCTCGGAAAAGCGAAAAGAGAAGGCAAAAATATTGTTCCTAATGAAACTTTTTATAAAATGTGAGGTAAGTATGTTACAACAATGGGAAGAAACACAAATATATAGAGGAATTGACGAAATTATGCACAATTTGCGTCATATACCAGCTGATGATGTTGCTCATTTTCTGGTAAAGTTCAATCCTGCTCTTGCCGAAGAGCTTGCAACAGCAATCGAACAGCGAATTTTCGATAAAAACGAAGGAAAAAGATATGAATAGCAATCCTGAGCATATTTGGCTTGATGCAATTGCAGATGATGATGAAATTCCTGCGTGGAAACGCTTGGACATCGTAACTCGCAAGTGGGCAGTTCTAACAGGAATGGAAAAAGACTTAAATGACTACCAAAAACGCAAAGAATTTTACCAATAAAACATGTTTGACCAAAATCGTTGATGCAAACGATGGTACGGGTGATGGTATTCTAATTCTTCCTGAAGAAATCGTAAAATACAATCACTGGAAAGAAGGCCAAGCGATTGAAATGGAATATAGAGAAGGAAAACTCTACCTAAAAGCCTTATCGGATCATAGCGTTGTATAAAAACAACAGCCTGAAAGTTACCGCTTGACGGTAGATGATTTTTATGAGATAATACTATTATTAACTCGGAGAATCTATGGAACTAATTCAATCTAAATCGTTACTTGCCAAACTAATGGCAAATGAGAATCTGACAATCGAACAGCGCAATACCAACACGGCCGCATTTGATGTGAAGAACCGTGTATTGACCGTTCCCGTTCTCGATAAAAACATCTCAGGTTATCTCTATGACCTTTTTCTAGGTCACGAAGTGGGCCATGCTCTATACACTCCCCTAGACGGCATGATGAAAGCACACGAAGAAAAGATACCAATGGGTATTATGAATGTGCTGGAAGATTCCCGTATTGAAAGAAAAATCAAAAACAAATATCCCGGTATTCGTTCCTCTTTTGTCCGTGGCTATCGTGAATTAATTGAAAAAGATTTCTTTGGTACAAATGGTACGGATCTCAATGATATGAATTTTATTGACCGTGTTAACCTTTATACAAAAGGCGGAGCTGCACAAGGTATTTGTTTTACTGATTTTGAAAAATCGTTAGTTCAACGTATAGAAAATACCGAATCATATGATGATGTCATCAAGCTTGCGTATGACGTTATGGATTATTTGAAAGAAGAATCCGAACAACGCAAATTGCAAAATCCTGAATTTGAAGAATCTGAATTCGAAGAAGATCCTGATGGTGAGTTTGAATCTGACGGTTACGAAGATTCTGATGATTATGATGATGACACCATGGAGAAATTTTCACAATCGAATTCTCAAGCCGATGAATCAATGGATGAAATTGAAGATGAATACAAAGATGAAAGAACTAGCCATGATGGCGGAGATTCTGGTCAAGAAGTTGATTCTTTGACCGACAAATCATATCGTCAAAACGAAAGTAAATTATTTGAATCGAGTAATAGACATTATTACTATGGTAACATTAATGATATCGATTTAAAACGTGCAGTTGTTTCATACAAACAGTTATGGACAGAATACAAAAATGATTTGGGTAAATACAACATTTCTGGTATCGACACACCTGCTTTTATGAAAATTCGTAATGACGCCAAAAAAGTTGTTAGTTATTTGGCCAAAGAATTTGAATTGCGTAAAAATGCTGACCAGCAAAAACGTGCATCGATTTCTAAAACTGGTGAATTAAACATGAACAAAGTTTATGCGTATAAATTTACCGAAGACATTTTTAAACGTATGACAGTTTTGCCTGAAGGTAAATCTCATGGCCTTATTATGTTCCTTGATTGGTCTGGATCTATGTCTGACCACATGGAGAACACGGTCAAGCAATTAATCAATCTAGTAATGTTCTGTAAGAAGGTAAATATTCCTTACGAAGTATATGCTTTTACATCCGAACATACTGACAAGTATAGTGTCGATTTCAAAGTGGGTGATTTAGACTTACATAATTTTAAATTGATGAACTTGTTATCAAGCAAAATGTCGGCTTCTGAATTCACTTACGCTTCTTCTGCTTTAGTACATTGTGTTAATCCACGGTCTTGCCGTCCAGATTGGTTTCATCTTGGTGGTACACCACTCTATGAATCCGTGATTGCTGCTATGAAGATTATACCTGAGTTTCAAAAGAACTACAAGTTGCAAATTGTCAATACAGTATTTCTAACCGATGGTGAAGGCAATCCAGTAAGAAATGTTTTGTTCTCACATACACACACCGATGGCAAAGAAAAACAACTATCTGGTTATAATAATCCTGATTTAGATTTAGGTGGCGGTTATGGTAAAGAAAAGGTCTTAGTGATTCGTGATCCAATTACTAAACACGAAGAAAAGGTTTATCAACCATATGGTCCGGAATTAATGGCCGCCTACATTAAATTGTTAAAAGCAAGAACACAATGTAACGTGATTGGATTCTATGTATTGTCTGCTCGTGAGTTTGGCCGTGTTGCACACACATTCTATCCTAGAGCTAGTGACCATATGAAATTAAAAGCCGAGTTCCGTAAAGAGAAATATAAAATTATTACCAATGCTGGCTTTGATGAATATTATTTACTCCGTTCAGAAGGCCTAGATACTGATGATGGTGTAGAATTTCATGTAAAAGAAAATGCTACTACTCGTGGTCTGGTGTCAGCATTCAGTAAATATGCTGGTAACAGGTTATCTAACCGTGTTGTACTAAATCGATTTATAGGAATGATTGCATAATGGAACTATCTAAATTTATGAATGGTGATAAGAAAGCCATTGTAGAAAGGTCTGAGTATAATTACACTATTGTTTATTATCTAAATGAAAAAATAATTAAAAAAGAAGTTACTGCCGATTATCAGAAAGCAGAAGATATGGCAGAAGATTATGTTTTGGCTGAAGAAAAGAAGGGGCCAAGCTTTTTAGTGGAGAAATGGAACGATGTCTAATATGATTGCTGAAGATGATTTTAATCCTAAGAAAATTGCCGATGAGATGATCAAACGATGCCTTAATGCCAGAGAATGGAACATTAAGTGTTATGTGCAAGAAGAATGGTTTATCAATGGTGTTGTACCATTCACAATCAGTATGAAAGATGGCATGTATACTTGTAAAGTAATTGCTCCGACCAGAGAGTCAGCAATTAAAAAAGTAGAAGAATATATGCCTGTGATTAAATTTGTGGAAGATGATGGAAAATAAAACAAAAGAAACATTAATTATATTACAAGAAGAATGTGCAGAAGTAATCCAAGCAACCTCTAAGATATTTCGATTCGGTTTTGAATCGTGTTATCCCACAGAAGATTCGGCAACAACCAAAGAATGCCTGACTATGGAGTTAGGTCAACTATTGTGTATGATTGGTTTATTGGTTGAACAAAAGGTAATCAATGAACATGATATGTTGGCTGCCATGGAAGCCAAAAAAATAAAACTAAAAAAATGGTCGAGTATTTTTAAAGATGCATCCTGACGAACTATTAAAGTTTCTAAAACATTTATTACCTTGGGCACCTCCTGGTAGTTATATACGAAATCAAATACAAAATATGATTAATCAGTTGAAGGCACAGAGGCAATAAACATATATAGAGGTATGCTAGAATACCTCAAACTTTGCCTCTTTATCGTTGCCTTTACAATGGTCTTTGCCTTTGTACAGCATGATGATTACCATAAAAAGTTTGACAAACCTATTGCTATCGAGTATAATTGTAGTATGTTAAATTATGAAACACCAAAAGACGTAGTTGATTTATGTAACGATACCAAGAGGAGATTTGTAATTGTTAAGACCTATTAAAAATAATGTAATTATTGAGTTGATTGAAAAAGAAAAGATTACCGGTTCTGGCATTCTTCTTTCGTCTGCTGATCCATTAGAAGCCAATAAAGGAAAAGTAGTATCACTAGGACCTGACGCAGAAATGGTCAAAGAAGGTGATACAGTATTGCCTAATTGGAATGCCGCACGTAAAACCAAGTACGATGGTATAGACTACTATATCATTTCTGAGGACGAAATCGTTTTAATCTTTGGAGAATAACATGACCACTTTTACGTCAGACGATAGAAAATCTGCATATGAACCAGGTTTAGGATGTGTAACACCATCTTCTACTAACGGCATGGAAGAACCTGATTTAGTTGCCGAAGCACCGTATCATCCTGGTTACGAAGATGCTGTCATACTAAAAAATGAATACCAAGACATACTCAGTACCGAAGATTGTATGTCGGGTAACCAACTTAACTTGAACCTATCTGATACCGAAGAACAGAACTCCTTACTACGTAAACGCATCCTTGAACTTGAAAAAGAACTAGAAGAATACCGTTCCCATAAAACCCGCCATATGAATACAGCACAAGGCATTATTGACTTTATAAAAACATGATTACACTTTTAGGCATCCTTGGTATACTTATCACCGCACTGGTCGCTGTACCAGCCACACTTATCGCTATGGCCACCCTCATAGAACATCCAATCAAAACGATTATCAAACTTTGGACCACACTCATCGAAACGTATATTGACTTTTGGAATAACATCACCAAATAGCGAAACGTATCTGCGAAACACAATCTCTATATCATGGCAAAACTCCTTCTAGTACCTCTCTTACTCCTCTGCGTTTCCGCCGCCTCCGGACAAAGCGCTTCCGAGATACCAATACAATCAAAAGATTCCAATAGTGTTCTCACCTGTCGGCCTCAGAAGCCGCTGAGCCATACTTGGATTTGTATCGACCAAAATGGTAAAGAACGAACCAATTTAATCATTAAAGACAAGGAAGCAAAATGAGGTTACTGCATCTCTTTCAATACTGGACACATACCGACCTCTGGTTCTCTAAGAATTTCTGGTATTACAAAGAATACACACCAAAAGGTTATCTATTATTAACCATCTGTGGTATCGCAATGGTTTTCGATAGACCGAATATTTCAATATGAATATTCGTAAATGGAAAGATGGAGAAACCGTTGCACACTTTCTGTATTATGATGAGAGTGGTCGAATCATTGGCGAAGTGGGCCTTGCTGGTCATCAGATTAAAACTAAACACACGACAACCATCTATCCAGACAACAAAGAAATATTCTCTTTAGGAATGTACATTAACTCCGAATCCGCCAAAGCTGCTGTAGAAAGGTGGTGGATGATACAAGAAAGGACATTGATAGAAGAATGATGAAAGAACTATTAAAAGAACACAGTATCAATCCTAATAAACAAACACTTCATATCTCCGGTGAACGCATGAGAGCCTTCTGTACCGATATTTCTGGTAAATGGGTACCAGTTGAAGATGTAATGAAACTCGTGGACCGTATTCATGAATTAGAGAAACAAATCTATGGATCCCGTTAGACAATACCAAGAACGCTTCTGGTCCTTGTGGACGGACCTGAAAAAAATTTTAGGATTAATGAATCCGAAAAATCGAAATCCTGACGGAAGCCCCAGAAAATAAAAAATTGGAAAAAAGAGTTTGACCTGGAAACACTTTTTTAGCTAACACTTCACACCACCCCTCCCCCCTATACACCATATAGTCAAAATCAGAGCTGCCCTCCGAGCCGTACCAGTACAGCGCTGTACAGCAGTCACGAAGCACTCCGAAGCAGTCCCCATACGGCTCCAGTACTGCAGCTCTCCAGTATCCCACCCAATCCCCACACGGCTCCAGAGCTGGCTCCACGACCCTCCGAGCCGTACCACCTCGAGGCGTTTTCGTGCGTCCTCGTGAACCCCGACCAATACTTGACCAAAACGCTACAGTATTATTCTCAATAAAATCAAGCGCTTACAGGAGTGGCAAATAGTTATTGACACTGGCGCCAATTCGTGTATAATAGATTCTATTGTAGTAATTCATTAACACTTATAACGAAAGAAAAATTATGTTTTCATATATTGATACAATTCAAAACCTTACAGTCGCTGAAAAACGCAATTTAGTCAAATCTATTAAATTAATGATTAAAGAGCATATCGCTGCTAATCGTGACGCTAATTTCCAACGCAAACAAAATTCTGCTTTGCTTCGTGCTCAGAAAAAACAAGAACGCATTGCGAAATTAGAAGAAAAACTAGCAAAACTCCGCAACCCCACCGGCGCTGTTGCTACTAAGTTAAATCGCAAACCTAGTAAACCAGTAGTTACCACTTTCGCCTAATAGTGAATTTATAGTAGCGATTTGAGATAGTCGCTACTAGTAAATTTATTATAAAGAGATTATATGCTAGATAGAATTAAAGAATTACCCCTTGCTGATAAAAAAACACTATTAGCAATGTTACAATCAGATTTAAACCTGACTGTAACCACCGAATTTACTGTCCAAAAACCAGATTATTGGCAAACCGAAACACGCAAGTGCAATGAAATTGCCATAGTTAAACGCAATGCCGGACAAGTGATTTATACCGATTTGCAAATAGTCGACTAATTTACTCAAGTATTAATAGTGCTTGTGATATTTGCCGTTTTATGTTATAATAGATTTTTAAAGTGAAAGAGATAAAAAATATGATGAATGTTGCTTTTGTAGTAAAAACTGATAATTATTATGTCGTGCAAAGTTACGCATCTCGTGATGAAAATCAATACGAAGTATATGATAGTAATGATAATCCGCTCGGATATTTTGTCGAATCATTTAACGAATTCAATGAATCACAGTATGAGATTTATTCGTTAGAGTCGACCGAATTCGGAGATATATCGCATGAAGAATATAATAGAATTGATTATACCAATTCTTTTCAAAGTGCTATTGATAAATTAATTGAGAATAACGACTATGCTTGATAACGCTACTGATATTAAGATTGTTGCCATTCGCAATGATATCGCTGAGTTAAAAGACCAGTATTATATCGACCATCCAGAGTATGTTAAGATATTAAACACCGCTTATAATGCTCTTGATGATTTAGTATACCTTAAAATTATGAAAGATCCACAATGATTAATAGTATAGTTACCAGTTTTATAGTATTTTTGCTAAACCGCTTTGCCTTCAATTTTACCGAAGACCAGCGTGACCGTATTCAAGAAGTATTATCAGAGAACCAACCAATATAGAAATTCTCTTTCGGTGGCAAACAAGTAAGACCACCACTTTTTTCTGAGTTGCTTAGTATTACTCTAGGATACTCAGGAAATGGTAGGAAAGAGTAGGAAAATCGTGGAAACAAACTAAGAGCCGCAGGTAGCATATATGCGGCGATGGTATAAACGACACTTTATCCCACTTTTTCACACTTTGTTGCTTTTATACAACAGGTTGCGGATTTCTCTTGACATCCACCACCGGTCTGGTATAATGGTTGTATTATTTGATTGGAAATTTATATTATGAAATTATTATCTACTGGCAATCCTAAGATTTTGAAAGGTTTGGCACAAGGTTACAATACTTACATATTGCATCTTGCGCCTGCTGACCTTTCTGGTTACAATACCTGTCCAAAGGCAACGGTCGGATGCAAATCTGCCTGTTTGAATACGGCAGGTCGTGGTGGTCTATTCAAGAAAGGTACGACCACCAATGTTATTCAAGAAGCACGGATGCGTAAAACGGCATTTTTCTTTGAAGAGCGGAAGTATTTCATGGAGTGGTTAGTTGCTGATATTGAATTGGCGATTAAGCAATCTGCTAAGAAAGGTTTAATTCCCGTATTTCGGTTGAATGGCACCTCTGATTTATCATGGGAAAAGTATGAGGTTGTGCGTGGTGGTGAAGTTTTCACTAACATCTTTGCAGCTTTTCCCAATGTGCAATTCTATGACTATACCAAGGTGATTGGTCGTAAAGTAGCAGGCATCAAAAATTATCATCTTACATTTTCGATGGCAGATGGTAATTATATGGATTGTAAGCGTGCGGTTGCTGAAGG